TTTTCTGGAACATTCGCTGGAACATTTCCGCCCACCAGTCTACGTACCTGAGTGTGGGAAATGCCCGCCCTCTCGCCTATCTCTCGTGTGCTCATTTCGGGGTGAGCCGTTCGGAGCGCACGAACGACAAAGGCCTTCACGTCTGTGTCGAGGAGCGCTATATCTTCCCTGCTTAGCTTCATACCTCTATCGTAAGCGCCACATAGTAGCTGTTCACGGTGCGCCCGTAGCGTATGAGGTCGAGCCCAACGAGCTCTACTAGCGCTTTCCGAACCTCATCCCAAGGAGCAGGAAGGAGCTTGTGTAGCTCGGCTAGCATCAAGGTGAGGGGGATCTGGTTAAGATCCTTCTTCCTCCTTACCTCTCCCTCTATCGCTTCATAGAGTCTAGCCCCTAGGGGTGATATGCTCTTCGAGGCTTCGCTTGTCATAGTACACTCGGCTAGCGTTATGGTGCACATACCGGTATTTCCCTGCCTTCCTGCCCGAAATGAGTGTAGGCGAAGAGATACCCAGGAAATCGCACGCTTCACGCCCCGTCATCCAGTTCGACGGGTGGGTGTTCGTCTCTCTCGCTATAGCCTCCTTGGCTCTTTCGATAGCCTTTCTGGCGTTCTCCCGTCTCTGGTCTTCTGTAAGTCTTTCTAAATCCATAGTCTGCTTTTAAGTTCAGTTAGCTTTGATAAGCACGTTGGTTAATTTCTTGCCCCGTGACATAATTTGCCACATACCTCTATGGTCGGGGGAAGCATCTACCATCTTCAAGTCTTCGACCTTGCCGAAGTGCTGGTAAGTGCCACATAGGTCTACCACCCATGAGGCGGACTTGCTTTTATGAGGGCGGATAGCTCTCCCTACGATCTGATACCATAGGGAGAGGGAGCGTGTAGGGCGAGCTACGACGATCGTGTCTAGCTCGGGGTAGTCAAAGCCTGTAGTGAGCGTGCCCACATTGGCTACCACACGCAATCGCCCTGCCTTGAAGTCCTCCAATATCTGCTCTCGCTCTTTCTTGGGGGTCTCGCCAGTCACCATAGCAGAGATACCTGGGAAGTGCCCTATCAGCTCTTCACTCTCTTCGATGAACTGAGTGAAGACTAAGATCCCTCGGCGAGGCACTTGAGCATTGTATAGGAGTCGCTCTACTACATTGGCGAGCTTGCCCGAGAAGCCCACTCGCTTATACTCGTTACGTATGCTATGGTCTGTGAAGCCCTGCCCCGTGCTGTTTAGCTTGAGGCGGTCTATCTGGATCGTCTCTATCCCGTAGTAATCTGTCTGGGCGAGGAAGCCCGACTGAAGGAGTTCGCTCACCTCCGTAGAGTGTAGGATCGTCGTGAAGAACCGCCCCTTTATGCGGGTGAGGAAGCGAAGCATAGAGCCGAAGTTGCCCTGCCCGTCGGAGGTGCTGTAGAGTCGGTAGGGCGTTGCCGTGAGCCCCACACAGCGAACACCACCGATAGCCTTGAAGAACTTCATGTACATACCCTCAGGGTTTTCGCTCACTTGATGCGCCTCATCCACTATCACGTAGCGGAAGTGCTTAAATTCCTCGGGCTTCTTGTACACACTCCCTATCGTGGCGAAGGTGGCTTTACTGATGCGCTTCTGTCCACAGCTGGCCGAGTAGATCGAGCAGAATAGGAAGCCGTAGCTACACAGCTTCTGGTAATTCTGCTCTAGGATCTCTTTCGACGGCTGTAGTATGAGCACGTCAGTATCTAGTCGGTTCACGATGTCTGCTATCACTAGGCTCTTGCCCGACCCCGTGGGAAGGACGATTAGACCGTTACCCTTCGTCACCTCCTTATTCTCTAGGTAGCGCACAGCAGCATCAGAGGCTTGTTGTTGGTAGGGTCTGAGAGTGTACTGCATTTTCTTTGGTTAAATCCAGCGCTTATTCTCTTCCACCTCACGCTCCATTGCGCCTATCAGAGCGTCTTCTTCGGGGCTGGGAAGGTAGATCCCAGCCTCCTTCACAGCCCAGTCTCTGAAGCGGTCTATCGCTGTGGTCATCTCTTTGGTGTTGAGGTCGGCGCTAGAGCGTAGTGGATAGTAGCGCCCGATACCCTCACGTTCCTTCTCTTGAAGGAAGATGTCGGGGTTTACCTTGCGCTTGAAGAACTCCTGCTTGATAGTCTCCACCCGCTCGCCATATTGGAAAGCGAAGTAGGAGAGTATCAGATGCAGGTAGCTGTTTTGCTTGAGTGTTCGCTTGCCTCGCTTCTCGGTCAGCTCTACGAACATGCCCTGCCGTATTAGGAAGGAGCACCGCTCTTCAAACTGCCTGCGATCGAGCTCACGTGAGAGGTCGAAGGTCATCGTAGAGTGATTTTAACATATCCTTTGCGAGTGGTCTGCTTGAGGTACTGAGAAGCAAGCTCGGGGTGATCCTCCTTGAAGCGCTTGCTGTCGAATGTGCTACTAGTGCTATCTGCAACGAGCGTTACAAGCAGGCGAGGGGTCTCGAGCTTCTTGATCCCCTCTCGCTCCATCTTTTCCTTGAGTAGATCTAGACTTTCTTGCTTCTTAGCTTCATGATAGTCAAGCATCTGCTTTAGGGATATGATGGCCTCTTCTTGCTCGCTGATCTTAACAAGAGCCTCTTCTTCTGGACTGCTGAATACAGTGGGTTTGGGAGCTATTGTGTCACCATTGAGATAGACTTGTAGGACACGCTCGATCTCTTCATCTGTCTTGCGCTCTACCTCTACAATCCTGGCGGTATCCCCACGAAGCCAAATCCCATATAGTCGGGATGAAGGTCGATCTAAGAGAATATTCTGCTGAACAAAGAGGTAGTCACAGAAAGAGAGTTGCCAAGAAAGGCTATCTGTGTCTAGCGTTGCCGTCGTCTTGATGTCGTAGAGGTTCCCCTGATCGTCTATGCAGTCAATCATAGTTGCTACTACCGACTCATCCGAAACGAGGTACTCGCTAGCTATCATCGTGATATTGTTTTCCTCAAGTAGGCGGTGATAGTTTCGCGCCTCCATACTGGAGAAGTCCGATAGTGACGAAGCACCTAGGAGGTTGATGTCCTCGCACTCATTGTGTATTGCCGTGCCACGCTCGGCAGCTCTAGCAAGCACCTCATCTGGAATGCCTCTATATTTGTCGGGGAAAAGTACCTGCTTGATAATTGAGGTAACTCCAGATAGAGCCACGCCGTCCGCTGTCGTATATGTGTGGCTCTGCTCATCGAAGTGCACCGAAGATTTGTGAAGGTCTAGTAGGTTCATTTGCTTTCGATCTTTGAGGTAAATACCGCTTTTAATCGACCAGCCTCGCCCTTGACAGATCGGTCGTTCTGCATGTCTTGGGGAAGAGCCTTGTACCTTGTCTTGAGATCCTCGAGGCTACTGGCTTGCGCTAGCTCATTGAAAGCCTGCTCTACCCTATTTTGGTAGTCTTCGCTTACCGCCTGGGACTTGGTTTGAGGTGCAAGCTCGTATCTGTTTGCATCTGGATCTTTGTCCTCTCTAGTCGGGATGGTGAACAGCTGTAAAAGAGCGTACTTGAGTGCGATACTCATAGTCTTGTTCATCCCCTTGTCCCCACTATCCATAGCCTCACCAACCACCACGGTAGTGATAGACGATCCATCGGAGGTCGTAAAGTGATGCCTGATGGTTGCTCTGGTGAACAACAGAACCGATCCATTTCGACCTTGCCGTTCTGTCACCTCGTAACTCACGATCTCGGGAATGATGAAGATCTCGCAATCTGCTAGGATCGAATGCAACTCATTGTACACATCATCGATCCCTCGAAACTTGAAGCCCTGCTGTTGGTTTGTGTTGCCTTTGGCGATAGCGCCTATCGCCTTGTTAGCCTTAGCTAAAGCAGTGTATATCATCGGAGCTTGAGGTGTGACCTCTTCACTCTGTCCTTTTGTTGCCATGTCTCTACCGGTGGTTAGTTGTTGCTTTCCGTCTCGGTATCCGCCTCTACCTTGGTCACCTCTGGGGCTGTGTAGACGGGGCGGATGAAGTTGGCTAGGTTGGCTTGCAGGATCTCTTGAGCGTACGCCTTAGCATCCTCAAGAGTCTCAAAATCGCCACGGACAGGCGATGAGCAGAGCGAGATCGAATAGGTGCTCTTGCCGTCTTTTAGCACCTCTCGCACCTTAGCACCGATAGATAGGTGTACGCTTGATAGTACCGCCTCCGATACCACACGCTCGCCCCATTTGTCGAAGTCGGTGGGTGATAGGTCTACCCAGTTGAGCGGGCAAACCTTGAAAAAATCTCTTGCCATAGTAGTCTGAAATTTGGTGGATTAATGGTTTCTTACTTTGTCGGGCGGGGCGTACTTGATAGCGCCGGTAATAGCGCCGAAGGGGTTTGCCGAACACCGCCCCGCCCTATTGTCTACTTTATGGTAGGCTTGCCCGTCACGGGCAAGCCTACCCCATTCACAAAAAAACAATGGAGAAACTCCGGATCCCCCGCCCTACCTATGTAGTAGGCGGGCGGGGATTGGATGGGCGGTATCTATTACCGCCAGAATGGTAGTGACATCAGATAGTCGCTATCGTCTATGCCGTCTCTCAGGCTCTGACCTATATCATCAGCCAGCCTACGCTCTAGAGCGCCTATGTCTATATCATCTAGGGCGGGTAGTGAGGGATCGTTGCAGTCGTTGGTGTACTCGATCTCTATGTCCACAGAGCACCTGCAACGCTCATCTGCATAGGCGCTAACCTCGATCGTTAGTAGCCCGCCTTCGTCAGAGTTGGGGTCTTCTTTGACCTCGATCTCGCATGATGAGCTAGCACCTTCGTCGCAGTACAGCTCTATCTCGCTGGCTACATCTTCGATCAGGTCTACAATGTAGTCCCTAGTGAGGTCGGCGAACTTTACTTCTTGGGGTATCATCTCTATGTTTTCTTGCGTGTAGTGGCGCTGAGGCTAGTAGTCGTTGCCCATCGGGGCGAATGTCTCTCTTAGGAGAAAGGGGAGCCAGGCGGGGAATACCACCTGCACGATCGTATTAGCCGTATCATCAAAGCGAATACCCAGCGCAAAGAGGGTAAAGGATATGAGGGTCAGCACTAGCGATGCTCTGTAAGCCTGCTTGCTGTTCTTGGGGATGAGTCTCATGATTTCTGTGGTTTGTAGGGGTAGCCCGAAGTGATAGCACAGGGGCTACCCCTTATGTGATTAGTGCCAGCGCCCTTCTTCTTTGCGCTTTTCTACCTCTTTCTCTAAGAGGTCTAAATTCGCCTTACGGGTCTTATACCTACCTACGGGGTCTGGCAAATCGTGTGGCATAAAACCAAGTATGCTGTCGGGGTGCTCAAACGATTGGGACATTCGCCTGAGCTGTGCCCGTGCTATGCTTCGGTATAGCAAAATGGTAGGGTTAGACATAGCCATCGCCTTTTCTTTGGAGATGGCTATCTCGGGGTGTCCGTAGCTCATGCCATCGCACGCCATATATATCTGCCTTTATACATTATGGAGATGATGTTGGCCTTTTTGTAATTTCGCCAATCTTGACACTCTGTGTCGTAGTATGTCTGGCAGGTGGGGTTCGGCTTTCTGTCTGCCCCCTTAGTCTCGGGGACTAGCTCACTCTTCAGTGTGCCGTAAGCCTCACGGATTGAGCCGTCTACCTTTTGGTAGTAGAACTTGACAATACCCTTCTGCATTCGTGCGTGGAGCTTTATGTTTGCCCACGCTGTTTTTAGAGCCTCTGAGAGGCTGAATCCGTTACGCTTGACGAACTGCCAAGCAAGTGTGAAGACCCTGCTTAGGGTGCTCTTTCTTTCGGTACTCATTGTCTTTTGTTTTTTGCTGTGAATGATTGTGAGTGCGCTTGCAAGCCCTTTGCGAGGGGCGGGGTTGCCAGCCTCTGCGTTCATCACCCTCTAGGGGCTTCACCGCTTATGCTGGGTCAGCGCTTAGCACGATAGGTCTAAGCTTGCAAGCTATATTGTTAGTCACTTGTGGGCTCACCGCCCACGTTGATTATCTCTGTTGTTGCCGTATCAAATATGTCAAAGACCTCTGCCGTAAAGAGTGCTTGATTGCTCTTGCATCATCTTTACACTGCAAAGATACAACAAAAGTTCTAATTACAAAACATTGGTTCTTATTTTGCTCTCGTTTTATATGTATGTCCCTGATAATCAGTTATAAAAAAGTTTTATCCACCATTGGCAGATAAGCATAAAAGCACCAAAAACGAGAAGAACACACCCTCATACGGCACGTATCCGTCTCGCGCGTACGCACGTATTATTATAGTGTAGCGTGACTTTGTCGGGGATTTTGAGCCCCTGCATCTTTAAGAGGGGTAAAGGTTTCAGATGTTTTTCGTAGCTTTGCTGAGGATAAAACAGACTATAGCAGATCGGACATGGAATGGACGTACACGGCTATCAGCATTCTTGTTGGGATACTAGCTTCGATACTAGCGGTATCGGTGGGCTGGCAGTTATGGACGGCCATATCATTCGACGCTGTTAGGGGGAGAGTGACCAAGGAGATAGATGCACTCCAGGAAGAGGCACGTAGCCTAAGAAGCTCAATAGACAAACTCCACAGCCAGGTAGACCGAGAGAATAAAATCAGGTGGATATACTGGCATCACTGGGAGGAAGGTGGCATTAGCGAGCCAGCCTACAGCAAAGCAAACGAAGAGCGACAGAGGAACAACCAGATATTTTTCCTACTGAGGGCCCTAGAGCAAATCGCTCAGCTATCTGATGATAGCATCCTCCCCGAAATGGATAGGGTCTGGGCTCAGTACATGGTGGCCATAGTGGATAACCTTCACTTCCTCACCGTTGGGTGGTCAATAGGATACGGAGGTGTAGATATAGCACTCTATGATCTGGGGAGCGTATTCCACGCACTTGGCCGAATGGAGCTATTCCCCATGGACAGCGAACCTCATTTCTCCCAAGCTAGAGAGTACATAGCAAAAGCTATAAGGAGCACCAGAGGTAGGTAAAGCATATAACTCCCGAATAAGGGATATAACATGCTACGAAGATTAACAGCAAGCTCAAGAGAGAGCTTCAGAGCCACAAAGCCCCCTTACCCATACGGGGCTGTTCTTCCAGCTATCCGTATGGTTTCGGGAGCTATGGTAGTAGGATTTCCAGCAGTGCCCTGTCGGTCGCCCCGTCACCAGCTCCGTGAGGCATCCACCCCTCGACGGAACATTTACCAGCTTTTCGCCCCAGTGGTGGGCTGTCCTCGCATCTGGCTTCTCGCCCTGCGACCCCCTTACGGACTCCTTGCGTAGGCCTTTCACCTAGGCGACTTCGAGGGGTTCAATCAGCACTCCCGAACGTTCGTCTAACACCGATAGCTGAGTGCCGATAGTCTCTAAAAAAAGAGTACCTCCCCCAAGGTCGTCGCCCCGACCAAGGAGAAGGTATTGATATTTCTTTCTTGCCGACGCTAGGACGGCTTCCTGCTGATGGGCGAATCAGCAATACAAAGATAGAACAAAAGTTCTAATCCGCAAACATGGACACAAAGATCATAAAGCCACCTCCACTAAGAGAGGCATATAATTACCTTCGGAGCAAGGGAATAGTACATACACAGACCAACATAGCGGAGAAAACGAAGTACAATAAATCCGCCGTCTCTCAAGCGCTGGCGGGAGTAGAAGCGTATGTTACGAGCAACTTTGTCCAGACTTTTAATGAGGCATTCGGTAGACTCTTCAACGAAGACTACCTCCTCCGTGGGGAAGGGACACTGCTCAAAGACCAGCCCCTGGATAGCCAGCCTCCCAAGCCATACAGAGCCCCCACAGAGGTAGAGGCTGTTGCCTCAGGGTCTCGCACCATACAGAGGCTACCTATCATCCCTATCGAAGCTCAGGCGGGCATAGGGAAGGGCTTCCTCTACGACCGAGATCAGTCCCAAGACCCAGCAGATGTGTGCGCCGAGTATGAGACGATGGAGGTCGTGCTAGAGCGTGAAACCTCGGATAGGTATAAGCTCTTCCGTGTCAAGGGAGACAGCATGACCGACGGGTCTCTACGCTCCATCTGTGCGGGGGACGTGATACTCTGCCGTGAGGTCTACCCCGAGGATTGGAGCTTCGGGCTCATCAACAACAGATACCCTAACGTGGTAGTCGTAATCGAAGAGGAGGGGGTGCTGCTCAAGCAACTCACCAAGCACGATAGAAAGAACGGCGCTATCTCCCTGCACTCGCTCAATAGCAAGTATGAAGACTTCACGATAGACCTCTCAAACGTACGTGCATTCTACTACGTGGAGCGTATCATCGACCGAAGTATGTCGCAATGGTAACCAACAAACTCAATAGCAATATGGGAACAACTTCTACCAATTCAGAAAGCACCTATCAGAAGCTCCGCGTATGGGGCTACGTCTTCTCCATAGGTCTTACGGCCGTGTGCCTTGTCGCATTCCTATGCACTTGCGTGGAGAGCCAAAAGATCTACAACGAACACTACGACGTGATACGTGTAGATAAGGTATTCAACCCCGTTAGCCTCGTCTATCTATTCTCCTGCATTCCATCACTCGCCTTCGGTTGCCTCTTCTCTGTGGTAGCACGTATTGGCGAGAATGTGCAAGCTATGAAGGACGCACAAGGTGGAAACGAAGCCGTGGGAGCTGGCAGCGCATCCCAGAAGAAAGAGGGGGATATTAGCAATACGCTCCTCATTGTAGCCGCTGTTGTTATTGTCGTTGTCGTAACTCTTGTTGCTACGCTCGGGTTACTCAAATAGCCCCACCTCCTGACTAATCAACTTACACCTAACAGATAAACCACTCTGTATCAACCAGTCTCACCTGACTCATAATCAGGGAGTCC